TTAGCCCTTCCGCCCGCGCAGCATGGCCGCGATCGTCACGGCGCTGTAGCCGCTCTGCTCCCAGAGGTCATTGGGCACGGTGCCGCCGTTGCGCAGGATGAGCGTGATCTGCCGCCGCGCCTCACTGCGCGCGGCCTTGTCCGCCGCTTCCTGCGCGGCCTTTTCCTCCTTGGCCTTCTTGTCGGCGGCGGCCTTGCGGTCGGCCGCGTCTTTGGCCTGCTGCTGCAGCTTGCTGTCCGCGCGGTCGTAGTCCGCGTCGTCCATGTCGAGCAGCGCGGCGATCTGCGCCTTCGTCACGCCATCGCGGCTGTCGGCCGCGTCGAGCATCGCGTCGATCGCGCTCAGGCGCGTCTTGCGCTCGCCGTTGTAGCGCTCGTAGGCGAGCTGCGCCAGCTCCGGCAGCTTGCCCGCGAGCATCGCGCGGTAGTATCCGCCCGCCTGCTGCGCCGCCGCCACGGCCGCCGTCGAGGCCCGCCCGCCCGTCAGCGCGGCCGCCGCTCCGAGGGCGTTGGCCGATGCGAGATCCGCCTGCCGCTCATACTGCTGGCGGTAGGCGGCGTAGAGCTTGTCCGATGCCGGGTCGTAGTCGAATTCCTCGCCGAGCAGCGCGTCGAGCATCTGGTCGATGCGCGCGCGCTGCCCGGTCGTGTCGCGCTCGGTCAGCAGGGACTCTGCCTGGCGGCGGTGCGTGTCGTCGTAGTCCGGCACGTCCTCGAGCGGCAGATACTGCGCGTAGTCGTTCGACTGCGTCACATCGGTCATGCCCTCGCCGCGGATCTTCGCGTTGCGCTGCTGCTCATAGATCGCGGCGGCCGCGTTGTCGCCGCGCTGCGCCGCCCGCTCCATGAGCGCGGCGTAGTCGGTGTCCTTGTCGTATTTGTATTTTGTGGCCATAAGGTCTCCTTTCTTCAGTGCTGCGGTCCGGCGGCGGTCTCCGTGCGCGCGAGCGACAGCAGCCGCCACGCCCCCGTGCCCGTCAGCCGCAGGCGAAAGTGGTCGCACCGGCGCGGCAGCACCGGCAGCGTGACAGAGCGCTTCGCGCCTGCCGCCACGGTCGCCAGCGTGTGCCACACGCCGTCGGAGTCATACTGCACCGCCGCCGTGACACTTGCGCCCGCGTCCGCCTCCAGCCGCAGCTGCACGCGCAGCAGGCGCTTGCAGTCCGGGCTGCCGCTGACGAAATCGCCCGTCTCCAGCATGCTCTCCAGCTGCGCCGTGCTGCCCGTGCCGAAGCGCCAGACGCCGCTCGGATCCTGCGCGTAGAGCGCGCCGTCGTGCCGGGCGAACCCGGATGCGCGAAATGCGTCCTCGCGGCTCCACAGGCCGCTGCGCGTGTCGTATACGAACAGGTGCCAGGCGTTTTGCGGATCGTGCGCCGAGAGATACCAGCGCGTGCCGTCCGTGCCCGCCGCGCCGGCCGTGAGCGTGCGCCCGAGCGCGTCGCCGATGCGCACCGGCCGTCCGCCGGAGGTGCGCGCCGGCCCGGCGGGGGAGAGGTAGTAGAGCGTCTCCGCCGCCGTCACGAGCGAGCGGCCGGAGTTTTTCTCCGTGCCGAGCGCCGCCGAGGCGATGAGCTGGAAGTTGTCCGGCTTCGTGCCGTAGAGCCGCCAGAGCCCGTCCGGCTTGAGAAACACCACGCCGCTGCCCGTTGCCGCGCAGCCGGAAAAGTTGCCCGGCGTGCCGACGTCCACGCTCCATGCCGCCGTGGCGACCGTGCCGTTTTCGTCCGCCTCGTACCAGTACCAGCTCAGCGGGTCGCCGAGCTTTGTGCACCAGACGGTGTCCTGCGCGCAGGCCCAGATGCGGTTGGCGTATGTGCATGCGTGCAGCGCCAGGGGCATGCGCCGCGTGACCGTGATGTGCTCGACCGCTCCGACGGCAGAGAACGTGTCGGGGTCGAACACGAGCACCGCGCCCGCGATGGCGCGGATGATGTAGGTGCCGTTGTCCTCCGGCGTGGAAAAGCCGCTGAACGTCACGGCGTCGCCCACGCGAAAGGGCGTGTCGATGCCGCTGGCGGCGACGGAATCGGCGCGCGCGCCGCTGCTGCCGTCCGAGCGCTGGAGCGCCACCGTGCCGCTCCAGCTCGGCTCGGCGCTGCCGAACGTGCCCATATCCGGCCGGTACCAGACCTTGTCCGGCCAGATGAGCACCGTGCCGCCGAGCTCGGCGAACACCTTCGGCCCGTTGACGAGCGAGCAGCCGTCGACGGGCGTGCCGTTAAAATACAGCGTCTGGCCCGTGCACCAGAGCAGTCCGCCGTCGACGGCGAACAGTCCGTTCGCGCTGCCGCCGCCGGTCGGATAGGTCAGCGTGCGGCCCGGCCGCGTGGAAAACAGCGGCGCGTCGGCTGCCGAGCCGTTCGTCATCTCGTAGATGCCGCCCTCCGGGCAGCCCGGCCGGTGGTCGTAGCCGCGAAAGTCGGTCTGTACGCGCCGCGTCACGGGCATGGCGCGGGGAAATGTGGGTAGATGCATTGCCTGCCTCCTTACTGGTTCGTGGTCTGCCCGCTGCGCAGCTCGGCGCGCAGCCGTTCGAGCGCGGCGGGGTTGAAGTTTTCGCGCCCGAGGTTCGTCAGTGTGTACTGCAGCGCCTCCAGCAGCCGGACGATCGTCTCCTCCAGCGCCGTCACGCGCGCGTCGAGCCCCTCGGCGCCGGTGCGCTCCGGCAGCGGGAAATTCAGCGGGGAAAAGTCCGTCATGCCGCGCCGCCTCCATCCCCGTCTCCGCCGCCGCGGTCGGAAATGCCGGCGCGCAGGGCGGCGATCGCCCGCATGAGAAACTGCGGCATCGGCGCGCCGAGCGCGCCCGCGTTTTCGGCGATGCTGCCCAGCTCCGTCAGCAGATACCACGCCGTCACGAGCGGGCACAGCAGCACGTCGTAGTCGATGCCCAGCCCCGGCACGCTGCCGAGCAGCACGCGCAGGGCAAAGTCCAGCAGCGCCGCCACGAGCACGCCCGCCACGCTGCCCGCCTTGTGCCACAGGCCCTCGCGGGCGGCGCGGCTGCTCCACGTTCCGGCGCGCAGGGCGGCGGCGCTGCCGGTGGCATAGTCGAGCAGCATGGCCAGAAACCATGCCGCCGCCAGCCAGCCCGTCCAGCCCCAGAAGGCCGTCAGCGCTGCGGCCGCCGTGCAGGCGGCCGCTTTGATCGTTGTGAGTCGGTCCATTTATGTCTCCTTTTCCTGATCGACCATCCGCTGGCACACGATCAGCGTGCGCAGAATGTCCAGCGAGAGATCCAGCTCGCCGCGTTCATTGCCCCGCAGTGCGCCGCGGTCGATGAGCCGCTGCGCATCGCTGCGCGCCCACGCGGGTATGTCGTCGATTTTGTTGTATCGTGTCATGGGTTCTTCCTCCTCTTCGTTCGGGTGTTCCGGCGTCAGCATGGCCAGAAATGCCGTCCACTGCGCCGGGTCATCCACCCACGGCATGGGGCAGCGCTTGCCCGTCACGTCGTAGTGCCGCACAACGTGCTCCGTGTCGATGCCATAGCGCTGCATAATGTCTTTTGCCAAGGTCGTGGCGTTGGCCACGGTCTCCGGCAGAATGTAGTAGCTGCCGTCGGCGCGCTTGCGGCTGCACATCTCAATGCCGATGCTGTTGCCGTTGCGGCACTCGGGGTGCCAGTACGCCATCACGATGTACCGCACCGGCTGCGTGCGCCCGGCGCGGTAATTTGACGGATCGCAAGAAACAAATTCCATCAGCTCTCCGCCTCCCACGCCGCCGCGTAGTCTGCCGGGCTATATGCCGTGTCGGCCGTGCAGCGGTACATTTTCGCGTTGTAGATTGCGTACTCGCCCGCGTGGTACATATCGTGCGCGCCGGTCGGCTGCACAAACGGCCGGGCGGTCGCCGGGCTTGTCCCGTGCAGCGGCCGGTTAAACGTGCGCCACGCCGCATTGCCGGGTTTGACGTCAGGGTATGCCGCGTTGTCGTAGGCGGCAAAGCACGCCCACGTCTGCCCATCGGCATTGTAAACTTCACCAACCGTGTGCGCGCCTGCCGCCCAGTCGGGGTACAGCACGCAGATGCCCAGCCGCGCGTTGTCCTCCGTCACCGCATCGCGCGCCGCGACGATCGCCGCGCGGTACGCCTTTGCCTCTCCTCGCGTCATGCCGTCACCCCCAGGATCATGTTCAGCGCTTGCGCATCCGAAAGCTCATCGGCATCGCTCGGTTCTGGTTCGGGCGGCAGGTCGTATGCCTCCCACGTCAGGTCGGTTTTCAGCCGGTAGCCCTTGCCCTCGGCGGCCGGGCGGTTTCGGATGACCGCCAGGATCGCATTGTACTCGGCTTCGGTGATCTTTTGCCCGCCGCCGCAGTTCGATGCTTCCACTCGTCGGATATACCCGTTTTCGGAGATGATGTATGCGTTCATGTGCTCGCCCCCAGAATGAAGAAAATGTAGGTCGTGCCAGCGGGAAACTTTGCAGACGCCTCGTTGAACCCAAGTCCGTTCAGGTTATTCCACAGCAATTTCCCGTTTTTGACGCGCAGGCTGTTGCCGAATTCTGAATTAAACGTTCCCTGCTGCTGTTTATACAGCATGACATATCCTGTGGAATCGACCGCATAGCTGCTGCCGGATGTGCCGCACGCATATCCGCTCGTCGCCGTTGCGCCGGTCAGGTTGCGCGCCGCGCCGAAAGATAGTACGGGCGCATATTTGGCGCCTGCTGCATGGTCGCCGTAGGCGACCATACCGAGGCACAACGGCGTTTGTATGGCGGTGTCGCACAGCTCCACCATGTCGCCTTTGGCACACGTGACGTCCTCGGCAAACGTTACCACGTGCGCTTCTGCGGTATACCCGCCGCCGCCGGCCGGGATGCTGTCAATCAGCGCCGCGAACGCATCGAGCTTTGCGCCGTCGGGCACGGTCACGCCCTTGTTCTGTATGGCGGTTTTCATGGCGGCCTTGGCGCTCTGCAGCCTTGTCAGATCGGTCGAAATGCTCATACCGTCGCCTCCTTACATCGCCGCGAGCGCGGCCGCCAGCCCCTGCATGGCCGCGAGATCTGCGTAGAAATTTGCCTGCGTGTCCGTGTAGCCGCCGCTCTGCGCGGCGGCGTATGCGCTCTGACCGGCAGCACCCGGCGTGCCGGGCTCGCCCTTGTCTCCCTTTGCGCCGGGATCACCCTTGTCGCCTTTTTCGCCGGGATCACCCTTTGCGCCGGGGTCGCCTTTGTCACCTTTGTCGCCTTTCTCGCCCGGCGCACCGGGCGCGCCATCCTTACCGGGCGCGCCGTCCTTACCCGGCGTGCCCGGATCGCCCTTTTCCCCGCGAAACGCGCCGGAGTCCTTTGCCGCCTGCAGCGCCGTGTTCACGGCCGGGCCGAGCGCGGCGGGGGAGACCTTCGTGTCCCACGCGGCGGCCCGCGCGGCCGTGATGCCGTCGAGCACGCCCTTGTTTTCGTGCGTGTGCCGGGCGGCGCTGTTGGCGGCGATCTGCGCCGCCGCGCCGGGGGTCGCGGCCGCGGTACCGTTCGTGCGCTGATACCACTTGGCGTACTCGTCGAGCGCCGCGTTAAAGAGCATCATGCTGTCGGCGTAGTGCGCCGTCTCGTGCGCGGCGTAGTCGCACATGGCGATGACGTAGTACACGTACAGCCGGTCGAACGGCGCGGGCACGAGCAGCGCGGTGCTGCGCGCGGTGTCCGCGTCATAGGTGATGCACGCCTCGGGCGCAGTGCCGAGGATGCGCGTCTGGATCATGCTCTCGCATTCGTTGAGCCACAGCAGCTTTGCCGCGTCGTCCCATGCGTTGGGGCAGATCGTGTCGATGCGCGTGAGCGCCTGCTGAAGCGTCGCCATGGTCAGAGCCCCAGCGCGCCGCTCTCGGCGGCAAAGCGGGCGGTCTCGCGCTCAATGAGCGCGCCGGTGCGCGCGTCCTGCGCCTCACCTTGGGCGAGCACGAGCGCGAAGCGGCGCGGGATGATCACGTCCTCGCCGCGCGGGATGCGCACGGTCTCGCCGTTGACGGTCACGACCTTGTCCTCCTTGTAGCTGCCGTTGTCGCGGAACAGACGCACGGTCACGGGTTCGCTCAGCCAGGCCTCAGCGGCGGCGCGGTCGGTCTTTTTTCTGGTTGCCATAGTTGTTTCCTCCTTGTTGTAGGTGCGCCTCCCGCCGCGCGGGCGGGAGGCATGGGGTGGATTTCTTTACTCGGTGTAGGTGCTGCAGGTCTCGATGCGGCGGATGGCGCTGTCGTCGAGACGCACGGCGACCTTCGTGGCCTTCCAGCCGACGCTTGCGCGCTGGTTGAGCGGGTCGCCCGTGCCGGCAGAGCCGAGCTGCTTGACGATGTGCTCCAGACCGCCGCCGGTGATCTCGGTCGTACCGTAGCCGTCGGCGCCGAGCACGAGCGTGACGTACACGTCGCGGCCCTGCGCGCCGGCCTCGCCGGGGTAGATGATGGCGTTGTCCTCGGCCGTGACGGCGGCGTCGACGGTCATGGAGCTTGCGGTGTTGGCCGTGACGGTCACGCACGCATTGCCGATGAGCACCTGGCGGCCGACGAGTGCGCCGGCCTGGACCGTGCCGCCATCGAACGGGAAGGTGGTCTTGCCGCTCACCGCGCCGGCCGTGAGCAGGGTGCGGCTGTCGCCGGCAAGATCGGCCGCGTGGAAGATCTTCGCCTCCGTGCTCTCGACGAAGCGGCAGCCCTCGATCTTGCCGATCTCGCCCTCGTACATGTGCTCGGTGTCGACGTACTGGTGGGGGGCGAGCCACTTCGGGTCGTTCATGAGGTCATAGGCCACGTCGGGGTGGATGATGACCGGGAACGCGCCGTCGATGCGGCGGCAGTTGGCGTTTTTGAGCGCGCGCACGGCGCGGCGGATGCAGTCGACGGTCAGGTAGTTGTTGTCGGCGGCGCTGGCGTTGCCGCCCTGCAGCAGGTAGCGCGCGGACACGGACTCGTCGGCATACTGCACGTTGTCGCCGCCGACGAGCACCTCGCGGGTGATCGTGTCGAGCGTGCGGCCGGCCTGCGCGCCGAGCAGCTTCGTGGCCATGGTGAGGTTGTTGTCGATGGCGGTCAGCAGCAGCAGGTCGCTCATCTGGATGTAGCCGCCGTACTGGCGCACGGCCGCCTCGACGGTGGTCATGCTCAGGCTCTGGCCGTCGGGGGTCACGCCCTCGGTCAGGGCGGTCAGCGCCTTGCCGAGCGGGGCGAAGCGGCGGAACTGGATCGTCTTGCCGCCGTTTGCGGGGATGGGGTGCTTCTGCGCGAACTGGTCGTGCACGAGCTCGGGCTCGGCCGCGTCGATGAGGTAGTCCGAGTAGAACGTCTTCATCTCCTCGGTCAGGCTCTGCTGGGTGGTCACCTGCGTGTTTGCGTCAAACAGGCGCAGGTCCATGTGGATGTTTTCCATACTCATGTCTCCTTTTTTCTCTGCTGTCCGCTTCCGGGGACAGCGCCGGGGCAGCGCCCGGCCGCTGCGCTGCCGTTGGGTTTTGTCTCCTGCGCGGGGACGCGGCCGGTGTCCTCCGCAACGTGGCCGGGGTAGGCCGCGGCGAGCTGCCGCAGGCCCGTCACGGCCACGGTAAACGCCGCGCGCACATCGGCCCGGTCGTCCGCTGCGATGGCTGCGTGCCCGGCGCAGAGCGTGCGCTGCACGCCCTGCGCGCCCAGCGCATCGAGCGCGCCTGCCAGCGCGCACACGAGCGCCGACGCCCCGGCGCACACGATGTCTCTGCCCGGGCAGAAGTCCGCGTGGCCGTCCGCGCGCAGCACGCACCGCCCGTCCCGGCGGATGTACGCGAAGCGGGTCACAGGCTCAGCTTCACGCGCTCGCCGCGCTCCGCGCGCGCGGCGAGCGCCGCGCGGTCGGCGCGGCTCATGCGCGACACGTCCGGCCGCACCACGATGCCGGCCCCGCCGCCGCCCAGGCCGTTTTCGGCCGGGCGCAGGCCGCGGGCGCGGATGTGTTCGGCCACGCGCTGCTCGGCGCTGCGGCCCGCGCGCACGCAGGCCGCCTCCAGCAGCGCCTGCGCGTGCAGCGCGAACCACGCCGTGCGCACGTCCACACCGGCGCGCAGCAGCGCGCAAAACTGTGCATCGCTCAGCGCCGCGCCCAGGTCAAAGTCCGGGCACTGCGCCGCCAGCTCGTCCGCCTCGCGCGACCAGCGCGCGGCGGATTCCTCGGCCGCGCGGCGCGCCCGCTGCTCGGCCTTGCGCTCGATCGCGCCGCGCAGCGCGCCGACGGTCACGGCCTCCTCGGCCTTGCGCTCGATCGCGCCGCGCAGCGCGCCGACGGTCACGGCCTCCTCGGCCGGCGCACGCGGCGCGGCCGTTTCGGGTGCTGCGGGTGCGCTCTGCTCCGGCGCGGTGGGGATGTTTTGTTCGTTCATACTCTGTGCTCCCTTCTGCCCTCAGCGGGCGCTCGCTGTGATGACGCGGTTTTTCTCTGCCTGCGCCCGCAGCAGCGGGTCGGCGGACGTGTCCGTGCCCGCGTCCGGCGTCTCCGGCTGCGGCGGCACGATGCTGCTGCGCACGGCCTCAAGCACCTTGTCGCGCCCCGGAAACTGCATCATCTCCAGCATCGGCACGGCCTGCTGCGCGAACGCGGGGTTAAACACGCCCAGCTGATATAGCTGCCGTGCCAGCTCGTTTTGCGACGCGGTCGCGTACGGGCTCTCCTTCTGCGCGTGGACCGACACGTCGAATGCCGGCGCGCGCAGCAGCGCCATGCCGTCGGCGTCCATGCCCACGGTCCTGGCCTGCAGCCCGGCGTTGGAGTACGTGCAGAACGCATAGCCCTGCGCGCCCGGCGCCGCCACGCGAAACGGCCGCGTCTCGGTGTAGTACGCGCGGATGAGCTCGATCACGAGCTCGACCACGCGCTCGAACGCGCGGTAGCTCGCGCGCAGCGTGTCACGGCTGGACTTGCTGCCGGCCTCCTGCAGCGCCGCGATGGCGCTCGCCGCCGTCACGCCGCCGGACACGCTGCCCTGCGTCACGTCGCGGCTGTTGCTCGTCTCCTTGAGCTCGTCGATCTTCAGCTGCAGCATGTTCACCCACTGGCCGTCGAGGTTGTAGAGGCTGATCTGGCGCAGCCGCTCGTCGTCGATGCTGCCCTCGACCTCGACGAGCGGCTTCGACCAGTCGAGAAATTCCTGCGCGTTCACACCGCAGCCCTTCTTGACCCAGAAGCGCGGGGTGGAGGCCTTCATGCTCATCTCCAGCAGGTTGCCGCTCAGGCGGTCGATGTACTGCTGCGGGTCTTTGCTCACGGCGATCATGCCGAAGCCGCACGGCGTGCCGGCCTCGGGGTAGAGCACGTCGAACACGACCGGGTACTGCCCGTGCGGGTAGAAGCCGCCGGCCATGGCGGGGTCGTTCTCGCTCGCGTAGAGCAGGTCGCGCCCGGTGAATTTGATCAGGTGCAGCGCTGTGCCGCCGCCGGGCAGCGGCTTTTTGTAGTACCAGTCGACGACGATGCTCTTGCTGGACGTGTCCACCGCGTCGTCATACAGATACTGCGCCAGCTCCACGCCGCAGTTGCCGGGCCGCGCGTCGGGCCAGGCGGCGGAAATGTCGTCGTTGTCCATGAGCGCGCACACGAAGAGGTTGCGGCTGGCCTGAATGTCGGTGATGCCCGGCTCCCAGAACAGGTTCAGCAGGTCGAGCTGGCGCACGGCCACGTCGCCGAGGCCGTTGCTCCCGGCGCTGTCCCAGAACACGCCGTAGGCCGCGCACCCGTGCTTGAGCTTGTACCACCACGCATCGGACCACACCTGCTCAAAGTGCGTCTTTTCCAGCACGGCCGGCACGATGGCCGACAGCGCCTTCGCGTCCGGTTCATCCTGCTCGCTGCGCGGCAGGATCACCGCTTCCGGGAAGCTGTCCATCGCGTCGGCGTGCTTCGAGACAATGGCGTTGAACAGCCACGCGCTCGTCGGCTCTACCACGTCGCCGCCCTGCTCGCGCCGGCGGTCGCGCAGATACTGCCAGTGCCGCAGGCGGTACCACTGCTCGTCGGCGATGATGCGCGCCTCGAGCGCGCGCTTGCCGTCCTTGTACCGGCGCAGAAGCTCCGTGCCGCGCGCCACGTCGTCCGGCGTGATCACGGGCGCGGCCATGTCCGGCCCGGCCGCCTCTGCCGCACCTGCCGCCGCCAGCATTGCCGCCGCATCCGCCGCGCGGTAGGGCATGGGGTTCGTTTTCTCGTTTGTCATAGACTCTCCTTTGCTGCCGTTTCCGGCGAAATGGTTTACATAACTTTTCGTATTTTGCGAGAAAAAGAGACTGCCGTCGCAGTCTTTTTATGTTTACATAACTAATCGCTGCTCAGCGGGTCGAACACTTTCGGCGTCCGTTGTACCACGGGCCGCGGCGCGATGGGGTCGGACTGGCACAGATACCGGATCTCGTCGGCGATGTGGTCCTCCTGCCGCGTGTCCACGTCCTCGGGCGCGTGTGCGTCGTAGCGCAGCAGCGGCAGCGTGCGCCGCGTGTCCCGGCAGTTGCGGAAGACATACAGCATTGGCAGCCCGGCAGCGTCGAACGCCAGCCGATAGTGCACCTGCATCCAGCCGGGCAGGCGCTTGTGGTCGCCCGGCTCGAAGTACACGCCGTACCGGTCGGCAATGTCGGCGATGCTGTCGCCGCGCGATGCGTCCCAGATCGCGGGGTCGGCCACGCCGCGGATGTCCCGGCCGCGCAGATAGGGGTGCGTGGCCTCCGTGGTGCGGATCTGCTCGAAGATCTGCTCCGGCGTCCAGCGCACGCCGGTGTCCGGCTCGCCGGGCACGCAGCCGTAGAGCTCGAGGATGCGGTATAGCCGCCCGTCGAAGTCCACCGCCCACCAGCCCACGGAAAACGGCTTGGCATACCCGAAGTCGAAGCTGCGGTACACCCGCCACGTGTTCGGGATGTCGAACGGCTCGATCACGTGCGTCCACTTCCCGTCGGCGTAGTGCGCGGGGTCGTCGCGCCACTCGGCGAATACCTGCCCCTCGTACACGTTCCAGTCTCCCTCAAGGTGCGCGCGCCGCCGTGCGGGCGGCAGCGCCTCCAGCCGCTTGAGATAGCCGGGGTCGCGCTGCATGAGCACCTGGTTGTCGTAGACCTTCGCCGGGATGAACACATAGTCCGCCGGGTCTTCGCCGTCGTGAAACGCGCGGTCGATGAACAGGCGCTTGATGTAGGCGTGGCCCGGCCCGCCGGGGTTGCACGTGTAGTAGATGCGCGGGGCGAAGTCCGTGCGCGTCGTGCGCAGGCAGGTGGCGATGAACGTCAGCCAGTCGGGCTCGAAGTTCGTCGCCTCCTCGAAGCCGATCACCTCGTACTCCTGCCCCTGATACTGGGCGCAGTCGCTGTCGCTGTCGCAGTAGCCCATCACGAGCCGCGACCCGTTCGGGAACCGGAACGCGCGCTCCGCGCCGCTCCACGCGGCATAGCCCGCCAGCTCCCGCTGCAGCGGCAGGATGTGGTTGGCGCGCAGCTCCGGCAGCGTCCGGCGCAGCAGCAGCAGCTTCAGCCCCGGATAGCGCATCGCCAGCAGCACGAGCTTGCGCCGCATGGCCCAGCTCTTGCCGCCGCCGCGCGCCCCGCCGTAGGCGATGTTGGCCGCCTCCGCGCGGAAGAACGCCTGCTGCCGCGGGTTCGGCGTCTCGCGCCGCAGTACCTTATAAATATAGGGTTCGTTTTTGCGTGCCATCGCGCCTCCTCACTACCGGCTCCACTGCTCGAGCGCGCCCTCGAAGCGCAGCACCTCCGGCCCGGCCGCGCCCTCGTCCTTCGCGGGCGCGGCCTTGCCACGCTCGTGGCCGAGCACCATGCCCGCCGCCTTGAGCCGCAGCTCCGGCTTCACGGACGCATCGGCCACCATGGCCGCCAGCTGCTCGAGGATGCGCTCCTTCTCGTCCTCGAGGTCGATCATGTCGCGCGCTCCCGGTACGAGAGCACGTAGTCCTCGCCGTCGGCAGCCGCCGCAAATTCGTAGGTCTCCAGCGCGTCGTGCACGGCCTGCTTCGGCAGCCGCAGCGTCGCGCCGTCGCCGCAGCGCACGCACAGTGCCGCCAAAATCGCGCCCGACAGGCCCAGCAGCTCCTCATACGCCGCGCGCTGCTCGCGCAGCTTTCGCCGCAGGTCGGTGTTCGTCTGCTTTTTCAT